CGGTAGTCTGGAGCGCTCCGGTCTTCACCGCCGACCGCTCGATCAGGAAGAAGTTGGGTGTGGTGAAGGGCTCCAGAAGGCCCGGCGTTCCCCACTCCAACAGTGCCCCACCGATCTTCGTGCTAGACAGGACCGACGTCGGGTCCAGTGGGTCGCCATCCTCATCGGCTGGCTGGACCCGCAGGTTGATGGGGGCCGCTGGCTGCGCCGAGACCGCCCGATCGAAGAAGGAGTAGATGCGATTGACGATGTCGATCAGGTCGCCGATGTTCTGCGTGTCCAGCGTAATGACGACGCCGCCCATATAGTCCGACGGGCCGTACTGAGGCCGGTTGCCGTCCTCAGTATCAGTCAGGCTAGCGGATACCCGCTGCTTGAAGCCGTTGAAGCCGCCCTTGATCTGGGACAGCTCGATGTCCCCCATGAAGTCCGGGAAGAGGAAGAGCGCGTGGATCCCGAGCTGGCGCAGCCCCTCGATCAGATCGATGAACTGCTGGATGATCTCGTTCAGAAGCGCTTGGAGCGGGTTCGTGAAGTCGAAGAGGAACTGCTTGACGAGGTCCAGGAAGTCCCCGACCGACTGAAGGAAGTCGGCTACCGGGCCGATGATCGAGCTGAGATCGGCCGTTGCCTCCAGCCCGGGGAGCACTTGCTGGAGTCGGACTCCTTGCCACCGCGGTTCAGCCACGTCGGCGACCTCCCTGGCTCTCACGAGCCTTGTTCAGCTCCTCCTGAGCCCGAACCACTTCCTCCTCGACGGCGTCACGTATCTGGGTCAGGGTCTTGATGAGCTTGTTCAGCAGCGGAGACCGGCTGGCGTTCGTGCGGCGCCACTGGGGCTTCTCGTCGGGCATCATCCACCTCCTTCGGTCATCAACAGGGCCTGAAGCAGCTCCGCCTCCTGCTCCTCAGCAGTCTCGTCGAAGCGCTGGAGACGAGGCAACGTGCCAGTCACCCGATCCAGCCGGAGCGCGATCCACCCGTACCGCTGCTCGTAGAGCGCGTCGATGGCGTAGAGGACCTGATAGATGTCCTCGTAGAGCACGCTGGACGCTGAGTCTCGGATGCGATCGAGGCGGTCCGTGATGGTCGCCGCGTACTGCGTTGTCGTGTCCGGACCGATTCGGTCACCGATCCGAGAGTCAGGAATGTCCCCGTAGTGGATGTTTGTGGCCGGCTGGTGCTGCGCCCAGGTTCCCGCGTCGCCGAGAAGCTGAAGGGCCTTTTGCCCCTGGAGATTCTCTTGGGCTGCCATGAGAGCGGCGAAGGCCGAACCAAACGAGGATCGCCGGAACACCGCCACGGTGACCGGAGCTACGGGAGTAGACGTGAAGCGAGGCCGCTTCGCGGCGATGACGTGGTTGACGTAGAAATCTGGCCCGGCCGCTGAATTGACCGTCAGCGAGGTCCCGGACACAGAAGCGATGATGTAGAGGCCGTGATTGATGTCGTCGGAGTCACCCGGCTGCACGAAAAGCATGTCCCCTTCGACGACTCCCGCGACCGTGAAGTCCACCGTTCCCAAGACGTCGATGATCGACGTCAAGGACGCCGCGGCATCCACCGCCAAAGGACTCAGCATATCCACGACCGACCCAAGGAAGCCCGACGCGTTGACGAGGTGGTTGTCGTAGGAGAACCCGACCTCGGGGATGTCCGTCGTGTCGTCCAACGTGTCTGTGACGGCGGCGATGGCCTGCCTCCAGCTCCCCGTCAGCGAGTCCGTCAAGACCAGCTCATCGCGGCGGCAGTCGTCGATCCTGAAGTCAAGGCCCGTGGCTCCTCCAGAGTAGAAGCCGGATGCCAAATCTGACTCTCGGGTGACGGTCAGGTCCTCCTCAGCGACGGCGCTGATGATGTACCGGCCGAAGTCGATCTGGGTCCGGGTGGTGAGGATCAGGACGTCACCAGGCGCCACCGCCTGCCGGGTCGGGTGCGTCGAGCCCACGAGGTCCAGCTCGAAGTTGCGGTAGATCTCGACGGTGTAGGGGCCGTCACCAGGGTGCGCAGTCGAGAAGTCCAAGGTGAGATTGGGCCATGCGATGTTGATGATGAGCGCGCGAGGTGGCCCCACGAACCCAAAGATAACGACGTCGCCGACCTGGGTGTCTCCCTGAACGCCAGCGGTCACCGCGAACGTCGTGCCCGTCAACACCCCCGAGACGATGGTGGTTCGGTCCCGGAAGGTGAAGCCCAACGTGACCTCACCCGTGCCGGTCGAGGCGTGAACAGCCTGCCCCCGCTTGACGTACCAGGTGAGCTGGGCCACCACAGGAGACTGGAACGGCACCAGCGTGATCGACGAGGCCGTCGAAGAGGAGGGGATGTAGGAGCCGTCGTTGCGCGACGTACCTGAGATGACGACCAGCTCACCGAGCGACGCCACGTTGGACAGATCCGGAGGCGCCGCCGACAGATCTGTGAGAACGTCGAGACCTGCGTTGATGGAGGCCGTGCTGGCGTAGTCGATCTGGTAGGCGGCCCCGGCTACACCCGTCACCGGCGCGTCCAGCTCGATGTGGGTGGCGTCCACGACCGAGAGGATGCCGAATGGCGACCCTGCCTCACCCGCGATCGTCACGGTGATGGCCGGGTTCGGAAACGGCACGCCTGCGAAGAGCGCCACGAAATTGGCCGACAGGTCCTCAAGCTGGTTGGGCGGCACCGATCCCGGGAGAGTCGTGCAAGTCCCCTGCTCGATGACCGCGTCGAACGGTGTCGGAGCTGGGTCCTGCCACTGCAAGGTGAAGACCACGAACGCCGTCGGCGTGACCGAGCCCCGGACGAGGTAGTGCCCCTCGTTGGAGTAGACCGGGTCATCCGTGATGCGCAAGGCGTCCAGCAGCTCGACCGCAGGAGAGCTGAGGAAGTTCTCTCCGTCGGCCTCATCGAGTGTAACCGCCACGAAGGCCGCCGGGGACACCGTGCCGTCGGTGCCGCTGAAGCCTCGGGCCGTCTCGTCACGAACTCGAATCGCGGCATCCAACTCGGTCTGAAGGAGCAGCGGCTCGGGATCCGGAATCGGAGTCAGCAGGGGCGGGACCTGGTCCCACGAGTCGTTGTAGGGCAGTCCGAAGAGCGCCGGGATGCGCAGCGGCTCAGAAGCCACCTTGACCATCTTGACGGTGCCTTCGACCTCCAAGGTGTCACCTGAGCCATCCGACGGTGGCAACGCCGGGCCACCCCCGTAAGGCTGGTTGCTGAGCAGCCGGTGGGTGGAGCGGTCGAGCGAGTACGACAGGCCCTCGGGGTAGTCCACGGGGGGCGTCCCCGACAGCGAGATCCAGAACTGGTCTCCAATCTGGAGGTCGAGCTTCGTCGGGGTCGAGACTCGCGCCAGCGTTGTGGACACCGCTACGAAGGACACAGCGACGTTCGTGTAGATCGGGGCCGCCGAGCCTCGACGGTAGACATCGCAGTTGGATGCCCACGTGGCCGAGAAATCCGTGATGGACGGACGGAACATCGAGGGAACCATCTCCCAGAGAGCTGCCGCCCAGACGTCTCCCATCGCCCGCAGATCCACATCGACGTAGTTGAACCCCGGGACGGGGTCGGGGGCGATGACCTGGAAGAGCACGCTGCGAGCCTGAACGAGAGGCGCCTCCTGGAGCTGGTCGTCGAAGGTGAGGTTGTAGTCGTGGAGGAACCGGGCCGGGACCGGGTTCATGGCCGCCGAGGTGGACGACCTGTACGTCAACAGGAGCGGCCCGTTTTTCTCCTCGGGGGCAGCAAAGACCGCCAGCGGATCTCCGAAGGAGCCCGCTCCCAGGAAGGTGCGTGTCAAGCCCGTCCGAGACAGCGGGTCGAACCGCGAGTAGGCGTGACGCTCCCAGGCCGCCTTGTACGTGCCGATCGACGTGGCGGTGAGCGGTGACCCCGACCCCGAGAAGGAGAAGGGCGAGTCATCCACCTTGATGACGTCGTCGATGTCGTTCAGCCGAGCGGGATCAATAGGGGCATCGTATCGCGAGGCATCGAAAGGATCGTAAGGGTTGACCCACCCGTCCTGGTTCTCATCCGCCTCCTGAAGGAAGAAGCGGAAGGGGCCGTCCGTCCGCGAGGTCGGAGCTGTGGGGATGTCCACGTCCACGTTGCCGGGGACCAGGCCGATCAGCCAGCGAAGGAGTCCCTCCAGGTAACGGACGAGCTGATCCGTGTAGGCGATCATGCGCCGCCCCACGAAGTCCTCGTCCACGATCTTGCCGCGCTGGTAGTAGAGCGACTGCCGCCCTTGTTCCCAGTTCGCAAGCGGCCCCGAGGAAGCCACTACAGGCCCTGAAGAAGGCATCAAAGCCGCGGCCCGTTCCCCCAGGTCACCGACGGTCTCTGCCACGAACTGTGCGACCGGCTCGACTCGGCAGTACCACGAGTCGGGCGTCAGCAGCGTCATGTCGGCCACGAGCCGCTGCCGGAGCAAGCCGTTGTCGTCGTCCGGTGCGATGTACCGCACGTAGGACGCGTCCAACGTTCCGCTTACGGGGTCCAGCCCCGTGTACTCCAGGTCCAGGGCCTCCCCCGACTGCAGCCCCGCCGTGAGGGTCAATGTGCTGCCAGCGAGCGTGTAGTCCACGCCCAGCTCCAGCTCGACACCTGGATCCGGAGGGCGGCGGATGAAGAGCGACACGTCCCGAGCCTGCGCCGGGTTCAGCAGCGGAGCCAAGGACGTGTTGAAGGTCTGCTGGCCGACCTCGTAGACCGGCCGCGTCGAGTAGTCGGCCGGGTGCGTCCCGCTCGTCAGGGTCTCCCTCGTCTTCGTTCGGAGCCGCGTCTCGGTGTGCGTGCCGTTGAAGCTGGCCTCGCTCACAATGTGTACCTGGGTGCCGAAGCGGACGATCGTGCCCGACTGGAGCTGGGTCGTCACGTCTCCCACGAAGCGGACGAGGAGACTGCCGACTGGAGCATCCACGTAGGAGACGCTCAGAGACACAAAGGACGGCGTGTAGCGGGTAACCCACACGTCTGGATTACGCTGGGCCGCCTTGAGCTGGCCGGTGAAGCTCACCGTCGTCAGGTTGGTGCCGGCGTCGTAGGTGGCCGCGCTCACCTCTGCCAGCTCGCGGCCGACGCGCACGATACGGCCCGCCAGGAAGGTCGCGGTCTGGTCGCCGACCACTGTGATGTCCGTGGACGAGTCCGGGATGAGGTAGGCCGGGCTGTAGATCGGTCCGTTCTGCACGTGGAAGGCTGACTCGCCGCCGGCCGCCTCCTCGACGTAGTAGGTCAAGCGGCAGGGACCGGCCGTCAAGCGCTGCTCGTTGGGCTGCTTGAACTCGCTCCTCGTGGGCTCCAAGATCGTCACCGTCTGGAGGCTGAAGTCGGTGACGAACTTGTTGGCGCGCGCCGGGCGTCCCTGGACGTCCAGAGCCGATCCCCGGTCTGGGATCGTCGTGAGGCCGGCCGTGTTGAACTGGAAGGTGTGCGACGTCGTGCTGTAGGGGTCGATGGTCTCGATGACCCTGACTCCCATGATCTCGTCGTACTGGACCCCCGAGTCCGTGCCGTCGTCGTTGGCCTGGTCGAAGACAATGCGCAAGCTCTCGCCCTCGCGCAGAGGCTCGGAGCTGAGGACGACCGTATCCAGCTCGGGAGCCACGCTGTAGTCCACCCCGAACTCCAGCAACTCGTCAGGACCCGACACGGGACGCCGGTAGACCTCGACGAAGGGATCCTGCGTCGTCACGGGGTCGAAGGTGTTGTCGGCCAGGACCTCCGGCGCCGAGTGAACCTCGTAGACGAGCCCCGTGTCACCGATGCTGGTAAACGGAGTCGCACGTTCCGAGGTGTTGTCCACAGTGAGCGCTGTCGCCCCCACGCCGACGATCTCGTAGGACCCCTGGATGGACGACGGCCCCGAGAGCACGATGAGACGGTCACCGGAGACGACACCTGCCGTCACGAAGTCCTGGGAGAGGTCCTGAAAGGTGTCAGCGACGGCCGTCTCGCCGCGGAAGCCTGTTGTGCGCGACAAGCCGAACGTCTCGATGAAGGTGATCTGTCCGGCGGTCAGGTCGAGCAGGACGTCGTCGCCCGGGACAAGGGGAGCCGCATTGAGGGTCAGCTCCACGCTGCCTGGAACCAGGAACTGGTCGGGCATCGTGAAGATGCGGTCGGGGAGCACTGAGAGGCCCGTCAAGACCTTGCGATCTCCGAAGCGGATGGCCTTGGCCTCGGTATCGAGGACGTGGACCAGGCCAGTGTAGCTCGGAGCCACCGCGTCCCAACTCGGAAGCTCCCCCAGGAACGATCCCGAGTTCTGCTGTACCTCGACCGCCAGCGTCCCCTGGATGGGGAGGTTGGACAAAAGCACGCGGTCAGCCAAACCCAGACTGTTGGCGAGCACCTGTCCTTCGAGCTGCGTCCGGATCGTGATGTCCTTGGGGTTTGTATCGGCCCGCTCGGGATTCACAGGGGTCGGCCGAAGCAGCAGCACCCATCCGTGATCCCCACCATGGACGAACTCGAAGTACGGCTGGATGACGGACAGGGCCGTGCTGCCACCGTACTTCTGGATGGCAGCCGACGATACGACCACCTTGCCAGTGTCAAGGGCGTACTGGATCTCACCGATGGGGATGTTGGTGGGATCATCGAGGACTTCCTCGTCCAGGAACGGACCGCCGGGAGACGAAGTCTGCGACTCGTACTTCTTCTCAACGGTGACAAAAGACCTCCGCGTTCCTCCACCATCGAGGAAGGTGAACACCGTGTTGTCGAGCCTGACGACGAGCGGAGTCGGCGACGCCATCGTTCCACCCGGGAAGAGCTGTGGAGCGACGTTGTCCGTCATGATGACGCCGTCGTAGTAGACGCTCTCCCCGGTGTAGGTCGCCAGATCGGTCGTGTTGAAGAGCAGCACCCCCGTGTCGGCCGCCCAGCGAACAGATCCGGCTGGAGGAGCTGACAGCGGCTCTGACGGCTCCTCCAGCGGAGTGAGGTAGACTTCTCTGAATCCGATCCGGATGTGGGGCTTCGAGCCCGTCGGCGGGATCGGGTTCAGGGCGAGGATGGGGTCGTTCGAGATCTCCCCCAGGGCCTCCTGCGTCTCGTCGATCGGCCGAAACCGCTGCTGCTGGTAGTAGACTGGGATGTTGGGGGATGACGCCAACTCGGTTGCCGAAAAGTTCAGCTCGCCCGTCGCTCGGTCGCACTCTACCGTGCCGGCGGCCGGCGCCCCGAAGGTATCCACCATGACGACGGTGAGCTGGGTGCCGAAGAGCGAGCTGACGCTGCCGATCGAGACGGCATAGGGGACGGGCTGGCGGTAGGATGGTAGCCCAAACAGGTCCTCGTTGGGGATGGGCTTGAGGAAGGCCGTCCCAACGCCGACTACACCGGCATCAACCGGACCCTTGCCGAAGAGTAGATCCCAACGACGTAGGGCCGCGTTGTAGCCCATGTACTCCTGCCGGTTGGTGCCGGTCCCCTCGTTAACCGTCCACTCGAACCGAGCGTCATCCAGGAACTCCTGATCCTGGTCGGTCACAGGGTTCCGCTGAGCCCGGAACAGGTAGGCTCGCCGCCTGGATCGGTCATTGTCGCCGGCATCGTAGCGGTTGCTGGCACCCGCCTGCCACGCTGAGGGCAAAACCGTCCCGACCGGAAGGAGGTTGTCGGCTGGTGCAGTTGTCGCCGCGTTGGCATCGGCCACGAGCGGCTTCTCCAGCCTGTAGCCGGAGAGTTCGAGCCCTGGAGGGGTATCGTAGGGGTCGAATACCATCTACTTCTGCCTGTACTTCCAGCCGGCCTCGCGCCGGGCCTTCGCCACGGTGTTCACAGAGCACTCCATGACCTGGGCGATCTCGACCTTGGACAAACCCAGGTCGGAGAGTTCGATGATGCGGTCGTAATCGAAGGCCGGACGCTTGCAGATGCGCTTCACGACCGCCGCGTGAGCCACGTCATCAAGACCTTCTTGAACTACTCGGGTCACCCGCACTCGGGGATGCTCGACCTGGGCTGCGATCTCCTTGTAGGTCAAGCCCTCTCGGCGGAGCTGAAGAATTGTCTCCCTCGACTGCGGATGAACTACCACCCGAGGGGCTGCCTCGGAGAGCGTGCGGCTCGTGTCACCGATGGCCTGACGCACCTGCCAGAGTGAAAACCCAGTCTCCTTGACGACGGCTCTGATGCTGAGGCGGTCTTCGTGGTAGAGACGTTGGATCTCAGCAACATCCTCGTCCGTGACCGGCTTCTTCGGCCTTCGGCCTCGCGCCGGCTTGACGTCTTTGGCCGGCTCGACAACCGGCTCGCTTGGCTTACTGCCCTGGGGCACCTCTTCCTGACTCCGTTGACCTTGTGCGGCGGCGCCACGGACGGGACTATACGACAGCAGAAGTGCCACTAGCCCACCCCCTCACACGAGACGCCCGGTTCCGGCGCCCGTTCCAGGCGCCGGCCCAGCCGGTCCGACGATGGGGACGGTGAGAACGATCCCCGCCAGGTACGTGGTGATCGCGTTCGCCACCGCCAATCCCAGGTTCGGAGCGTACTGCCCGACGATACCTCCTGCGGCTAGAGCTGCTTGGATCTGAGAGACGTAGGTCGGCAAGACCGGGATGAAAGAGCCGATTCCAGCCCCCGTCCCCACGCCAGGGTGCTGCGACGAGACTACCGCCAACAAGAGGTGTGCCGTGATCCCCTGTGCCAGAGCCTGGGCGAGCTGGGAGACCTTCATGCCCGCGATGCCGACTCCTCGGAGCTGCCCTTCCAGGAGCACCGCCAAGGTCCCCGGGGACGCCACGGCGGGAGCCGCGGCCGGAAGCGGGACGAACCCGACACCCACACCCGACGTCCCCGAGTCCGCCGTCAAGATGGGCGTAGCCTGGATGGCGGAGATCAGCCCGTTGCTCAGCGCCATCACCAGCGCCGGCACGAACTGGCCCGTCATCCCGAACCCTGAGAAGGATGCGGTCAGCAGAGCGGACTGGATTGGAGCGCTGAGAGGCATCTAGGAACACTGCACGACGAGGGAACCCCGAATCGGGACTCCGGTGATGTAGTCGATGTGGGGGCCGCCCGGCCCAGGCGTACCGATCGCACAGCCGCCTGAAGGAGAGTTGCCCAAGGTGATCTGGGGAGCCAGCAGGGACGCGCTCGACGAAGACTGGAGCGTGAGCGGACCCTGGGCGGTCAGAGACGCTGAGGCCGTGCTCTGGAGGTCGAGGCCGCCGGTCCCCCGGACGATGACCGACGCCACCGACGACATCTCCAGGTTGCCGCCCAGGGCGTCGATGGCGACCTTGCCGATGACCGACGCCTTGAGGTCGCCGCCGATGATCGACATCTCGTAGCCGCCACCCAGGATGGACAAGGACTTGCCGCCGGCCGCGATGACCTCGTCGTCGGCGACCTGGCCGGGCTGACCCAGGATCTCGCGGGCCATGCCACCGCCGTCAAGGTCCGGGGTGATGACGAACTTGCGGAGGCCGATGATGACCTCGTCGGCGCCCTTGCCGCTCTTGAGCGAGTAGCCGTTGGACACGTGGATGCTCTTGCGGCTGCACTCCTGCCGGATGGCCCCGTCCACTCGGTCGAGCCGACTTCCGCTCACGATGCGCGAGTCGTTGCCTTCGGTCTGCTCGACGGCGTCGCCCACCGCCCGCCTGAACCAACTGATGCCGTTGAAGTCCCGACCACGGGCGACGATCTGAAAGGCAGAAGCAACGTCGAACCCCAGCCCCGTGCCGTCCTGCCGGTTGTTGCCCGGCCGGAGCTTGATGGAACCGACACACTGGACGTCGATGCTGTCCCCCGAAGCGCTGGCTCCGATGGTCGCCTTGAGGCCGCCGTCGAGGTTCGCCAGCATCGACCACCCCGGTCCCATCGGGTTGTTCGAGCTGGACGCGGGGAAGTTGGCGTAGAAGCAGCCGTCCTTGTCGTGGGCCAGCATGAGATCACTGCCGAACTCTCCGCGGGCCGCCTTCGCGGGTGGACGCATCCGGTAGAGGTAGGCCGCCGCCAACGAGTCGTAGTGCTTCGGGTCGCAGACCTCCACACGAGCCCGCGCAGATCCGACGCCGTCGGTCGTGTTGGCGAAGATGACCGGACGCAGCACCTTGCCGTACTGGGCTCTCTCCCGAGGATCCGAGGCTTCGTTGCCGACGACCGTCCCGTAGACCCGCTCGATGTAGAACCGGCGCTGGTCGGCGTCAAAGCCGTCCACCTCGCGCGAGACCTCGACCACCCCGTCCGACTTGTGGGGCATCTCCATCCGGTCCTCGACGAAGTTGGTGTACTCGCCGGGAGCGGTTGTGTCGGCTCGGCCTCCGTGGTCGGTGACGATGTGGTACTTCCGGCCGTCTTCCAGGAGCTGGTAGGGGAAGACCGTGGCCTTGTTGATGAGGCTGAAGGGCTGGCCGGTGTCGTCGAGCAGGTTGGCGTTCACCAGCTCATCCCGGCCGCGGTAGACACGGACGTTACCTTCCGCCGTCGGGTACTCGCCCGGGTACTCCCCCTCGTTGTACTCCTCGGGGACAACCCCCTCGCCGTTGATGACGACCACGTCGTGGTCGAAGAGCATGGCGCTGCGCTCGACCAGGCCCCGCTTGTAGCGCCCCGAGGCCAGAGAGGTGAAGGCGTTCAGGGTCCGAAGGATCGCGGTCTCGTCGGTGTCGCGGAGCATGAACTCGCCCAGGGAGCGAGACATCAAGTGGACGCCACGATCCATGAACAGCTCGGCTCCTTCATGAGACGAGGTCAGGTGCTCGCCCGAGTAGAGCTGGCGGAAGCGATGCCGAAGGGTCTGGTCGTAGGTCATCGTGGCGGCGATGCCCTCGTCCAGGCCAGATCGGTCTCCTCCGAGTAGCCGGATCGGATCGAACTTCAGCCCGCTGAACCAACCGTTGGGGATGTAGCCCAGGATGATCGGGTAGGTGCCCTTGCGCATGAAGCGCATCCACCCTACGATGGCGAGGTCGCCTTCGACGGGCATCGTACCGCTCATGTGCCGCTTGCCGGCGCTGCCCCAGGTGATGTTGACCGACGTTCGACCGCCGACCTTCGACATGAACTGAAGGTCCACCTTGGCTTCGATGGGGTCCACCCGGATGATCTCGGCGATCTGGATGTCGAACCGAGCTGCCGGATCGGTCTGCATCCCCGCGTTGGCGGGGAGCTTCGCTGAGTCTGGCTTAGGCATTGGCGGCCTCCGCCTGGGTAGCGTCCGCAGCGATGGTGCTGGAGACGGTCTGCTTGAGCAACACGCTGATGGCCTCCTGCATGAAGAGGAGATCCGTATCGGAAGGCTCCTCACCCAGAGCCGCGAAGTAGTTGCTCGCCATGCTACTCTTCAGCTCGTCCTGGAGATTGAGCATCTTCTGGACCTGGGCGTCGGACGACTCGCCAGACGCAATCCTCTCTCGGAGCTGGGCCAGCTCGAAGACGGCCTCAATCTGGTCCTGGTAGACCTCTGTCAGGGCGCTACCGTCCACACCGTTGGGCAACGAGAGCCCGAGCTGGTCGAGGAAGCCCTGCGGAGAGAGGTTCTGAACTTGTGGCGTGAGAGCTGGCGGAGAGACCTGCGGGGCAGGGCGAGGCTGTGGGGTGTTGAAGCGTAGGAACTCCAGAAGCGCCTGCTGCGCGGCCGGGTCCAACCCAAGGCTCTGGAGCCGGGTCGCGCCGCGGATCTCCTTCTCGTACCGCTGATGCTCTCCATCGCGCTGACTATTGAGCCGCATCAGGTTGTCCTCGATCCGGCGCATGATCTCGCCCTTGGTTCCTGGACTGACGAGCGTGTAGCCGACGACTTCACCACCTCCGACTTCGATCTTGTACGTCCCCACCTCGATGGACGGAGCCCCCGACAGGTACTGCGCGTGAGTCGGGATGCCTTCGGTAGATGGGGAGCTGGCGACGAGACCCGCCAAGTCGAATCCTGGCGGGAATCGCTCGGGGTGGTCGATCATGCTCTGCATGGTCGAGCGGCCGTAGCCCTTCTTGGACACGTCCACGCTGCCCTCGCCCTTCTTCCAATAGCCCTTCCAGACCCACTTGGCCGGATGACCGCGGACGTCGTAGTGGACGATGGAGTAGCTGCGCTTCGCGTTGCTCTTGCCGGAGAAGGCATCCACGTGGGCATAGTAGCCGACTCCGTTGTCTGGGAGCTTGCCGTCTACGATGAGGCGCCCGATGCCGGAGTAGACCTTCCAGGCGGGAAGGTCCTTGCCGTCCACCTTGATGTAGAGGTCCATCGCCTCAGCTTTGTAGTGGTGGCTGCCCCCCACGTGCCCAGTGCCGTTGGTGTACCCCCCTCCGCCACTGACTGTGACCCGAACATCGGGCGGATCCTTGGTAGACAACTGCCCGAAGTAGTCGTGCATCACCTCCATCGCCGCCGTGGCTGACCGTGCGTTGGCCTGGTACTTGTCGGGGATGGACTTGACCCCCTTCCGCTTTGTCCCCGACCCGATCAAGGACTTGTTGAAGTCGGAGTAGTGGCGCTCCAGCGGGATCTCCGTGACATCTCCCACCACGGTGTCGTTGCGGAAGGGGCGCAGGTACTCACGGAGGAACCCGAAGATGCCCCCCGTCCGAGCCAGGTCGAGGAAGACGTCGGCCCGCTGGAGCGAGCACGCACAGTCGGTCGCCTGTGGACCGGCCAGCGGGTCAGAGAAGTTCGGTGTCAGCTCGTAGATCGTGCGGGCGTAACCGCTGGAATCGACCCGCACATGCCAGGGATCGGTCTTCGTGGCCTCGATGGGCACATCCGCCTTGGCGCCACCAGTGGACTCCGCCTTGGCGTCCTGGACGACTTTCTTGGTGTCTCCCGGGGAGACCTTCGTGTCGTTGCTCTGCGGGGATGCCGTGTCTCCGGGCTCCATCTTCTGGAGCGCCGCGGCCGAGATCGTCCCCGGCTGGAGACCGCTTCCGTAGGAGTAGCCCTTCTTGAGTGTGTCCTTGAAGCCGCGGTTGTCAGCCTGATTCACACCATCCGCCGTCGAAGCCGTCTGCACCGGCTTCCGCTTCATCTCGCCCGAAGGCATGATCATGAGCCCGCGACCGTATCGGTAGTTGCCGACGACCTCGTAGCCGCTCTCGTCAGAGACCGGGAAGATGGCTCGCGTCTCGTGGTGCTTGACCTTCTCCTTCTTCTTCGACGACTTCTTGGTCTCCTCGACGTCGCCTGTCTTGGGATCCAACTCCTCTTCGGACACCTGGACGACCGTGTTGCCCTTGGTATACTTCGAGCGGTAGAGGACCTCGGTGATGGAGTCGTCCTCGACGAGGGAGTACATGCCGCCCGTGAAGAGACCGTAGCCGGTCTTGCCGACGGTCTGACTCGACAGCCACTCATCGAAGGTCCGTCGGTCCTTCATACCGAGGCCCAGCATCCCCTTCGAGCGCCGCTTCAGCTCGGCGTTGATCTTCTTGTCGGACTTGAAGGACCTGGGATCCAGTCCCAGGGCCTCCGCCCGAGCCTGGGGGGTCATGTCCCGCCAGCCCTTGTCGAACGCCAGGCAGACATTTGGGCGGCCGATGAGCTTGCCGGTCTGGTCGCGGAGGAAGATGGGTGGAGACAGCCAGTTGCCCTGGCTGGTGCCGGCTTCGACGGGGAGCTTGTAGCTGATGTCTGTGATCTCGCCCGACTTGGCCTTCTTCGTGACCTTCCGGCCAAGGGTCTTGGGACCGAAGAACTTGGCGCGGCGGCCAGTCAGCGACAACGACGTCGTACACCGGCCGCCCCGGCTGAAGCTGTGGTTCACGCCCTTGACGTACCAGAAGGCGTCCTTGGGCTCGACGTAGACTGGGAAGCCCATCCGCAGCTCGGGCCGGATCGGGATGGTGACGGTGCCCGTGTGCATATTGACGTTCATGTGGTCCATGACGTTGAACCCGTGCAGGAACAGCGTGCGAGGGTTGGACCAGTAGTCGCAGTGGTAGTCCTGGGTCCTCCAACCGAACTTGCGGAGCAGCTTGTAATCGGTCAGCGAGGTGACGGGCTGGACCTCGGAGCCGAAGCCATAGTTGACCTTACCCGTCCACGCGCCCTTCATATTGAGATGAGTGCAAACCTCGGCCTCGGACTCGCCGAAGCTCCAGTCGATGACGTCGATGTCCCGAATCCAGCTCACTGGAAAGTTCGGCCGGACGTCGATGTTCCAGAAGGGCGGCTTGAAGATGATCTCGCCCGTGGGGTCCATGTAGAACTCGAAGCCGATGCTCTGGGCGCACTGCTGGGCGACCTCCAGCTTCGACAGGTACTCCGACTCCCAGAACTCAACGTTGCCAGCGTTCATGTGCTGCTGTTGGAAGGCCGCGACCGAAGTCCGCGTCGGGTCGAACAGACGCCGCGGCTCGTCCTGCCGCTGGGTCGCCTTGATGAGCGAGCTGACGAAGCCACCTCGCCGGGCTCCC